GTTTCGTTTCGATGGATTAAAGATAACCTTAGTTATGAGTGATGGCAATAACCTAATTTATAATTATCATCACATAAGTTATAATGCACTGATAACTAAATTAATTTATTTTTGTAAAAAATGTGGAGGGGGGATTTCTGACAATAAAAAACCCCGCATTGCGGGGCTTTCAATCATGGCGGGGTTTAGAAATAACCGTTGTCTTTGCAGACGGAGAGCGTAGACAGGGTCTCGGCATCATCTCCGCCCATACCTATAAAGCCAGCGTGAGGTTTACCATTATTGATAAGCATGACCATGAAAGGTGTGTTTCCAGCATATCCGCCGTATGAATTTTTGGAGTTAACCAGGCCGCAGTATGCGCCTTTCCCGTTGCTCACAAATTTAGAGTGCTTGAATCTGGCGCTTTCTGGATCTTTCAACTGGTCTTTGACCGCTGTCTCGACAGCGTTAATCTCCTGCTTCGTGAGAGATCTATATTTCCAGGCATTTGCCGGTTTCTCGTTATCTGAAGTTTTGGGCTTTGGACTTACATCAATGCAGTTAGCCCATTGCTCAGTGATTCGAGCAATTCGGTCAGAGATAGCGAACTCAGTTTTAGAAAGGCTTGCCGCGAACACTTTTGTCTTGTCATCAAGAAAAAGCATTCCGTTTTTTTGCTCACTGATTATTGGTGAAATGATCACACCACCAGTTGGGCGTGTGGCTTTAAAGGATTTGCCATCAAATTCTACAGTACCCTTACCACCGGGAATCATAGGTGCATTAGCACCTTTGCTTATGTCGGACTTAGCGTAATCGCAGCTCAGAGTGCTTGACCCGATCGCGTTCGTTGTTAAGGCCAGAAAAGATAATGCTATTAGTTGTAATTTCATCCATGCCCTCTGAATTACCAGATAGTCGACGTCCAGAACATGCGCCCAAGGATCTCTACGCTTTCAATATCAGCCTCTTCATCAGGATACTCTTCACTGTTGAAGCTGCGAATCACGATACGAGTAGGGCTAACACGATAAATTGATTTTAGTCTCTTCCACCCATCCTGGCTGATTGCATAAACCTTGCCATCAACGATTTTTTTGTCGTTCGTGTTGATAGCGACCGTCGTCCCTTCCGGGATCATAGGCTCCATGCTATTTCCTGATGCCGGGAAGCACAGCACGCTATCTTTCTGGGCTCCCACCTTACGCAGGGTAGACTTCGCAAAACGAAGTTTGAATCCGTTATAGTCATCTTCCAAGCAGGAACCATCACCACAAGCAAGTTCTATGTCTTTCAGATATGGCACTTCGACCTCGTCATCTGGCAGATCTGTTTTGCTATCCCAAGCGTCAACTTTACCCCATTCCGATTCCGGTGGTATAGCGGAGTCCTTTCGTCCTTCGTCCTGCATTGAGCCTATGCCAGAACTGAGCCATTCCGGACGCACATTCAATGCATGAGAAAGCTCAACCATCTTACGGCTGCCTGTGGTTTTGCCTGATGTCATTTTCTGAATTGCAGGTTGAGATATGCCGACTTTCTCAGCCAGCTGCCCTTGGGATATGCCTGCGGCGCTCATAGCCGCGTTAAGTCGATCTGCGAATGTTTTCATAGCGCCAATATATAACTCAGGTTATGCAGAGTAAAATAACAAAGGTTATGGACAATGGTCATAACTTGGGTTATCTTTTCATTAATCCAGTAATCGGATAGGTAAAATCCATGAACAAAGTTATTCAACGAGCTTTAGAAATCGTTGGCAGCCAGAAGCGACTCGCAGATATTTGCGGCGTTAGCCAGCCAGCGGTTCACAAGTGGCTTAACGGTGGTTCCGTATCTCCGGAAAAAGTAACAGCCATCGTAAACGCTACTGGTGGCGAGATTAAGGCACACGAAATTCGACCTGATCTTCCCGACCTGTTTCCACACCCAGAGAACCATGCCGCTTAACGGCGGCCCTAACCACGAAAGGGAAAGCAATGCATTCACTTGCGTATCAACAGAGTACCGAACTTGAACAACGTCCGTTGATTTCGATTTATCAAAGTGTTCCGCGTAATAACCGTAAGCTAACTCGAATACGGGAGGCAGTTAAGGCCTGGCAAAAAGCTACGCCGGGCCAGTCTCAGGTTCACATTTCTCAGCTGGTTGCGAAAGAGTGGCTGGCGCGCGGCGGGAAGGGGTTGTTACTGGCAGGTTCTGAACACAACACGAAGCAGAACTTCTTCCGGATGATTAACGATCCGGGCCCGAAGAACGACAAGGGGTTGATGCTACTGATCCCCGTCATTATCGACGTGATGGCGCGGGATAACGAGAAAGTGGCGAGAGAGTTCGGTCTGGTCGCAAAGACTGAGGCCGAACTGATAGCCGAGGCCATGAAAGAGTGCACTGAAGCGCATCAGGCGAAGTTACTTGGTCAGCCGATACAACGCCTTGAGAAAGAGGTGAGAGAAGCTGCTGAAGCACTTCTGCGCTTTCTGCCCACTGAATCAATCGCCGCGGTGGTGACAAGTCTGGCCGCTATGGCGCCGGGAGTTATGTGATGGGTACTACCAAAAAAGCGAAAGCCCTTGAAGCGGTCACTTCAAAGGCCCTTATCACACTGTGTTACGCCAAGTAACGGGAGTAAGTATGTCAAAAGCTCGCAAAAAGTACCAGGAAAAAGAGGAACGTCGCCATCCAGATTCACCAGATGGCCTGGTTGTCGCTGCCTCAAAAAACCGGGCGTTCGCGGAGCGCTTCGTTGGCATGGCAAGACTGGCACTGATTCAGGCAGGGGTGAAGCATGGGCGTCGTTAAGCATTTAGCAGACTACAGGCCGTCAGAATCGGTCGTGGAGCGTCAGGTGGCAGATCTTGATGATGGGTACACCCGCATCGCCAATGAGCTGCTGGAAGCTGTTATGGCTGCCGATTTGACGGCTCGTCAGCTGAAGGTTGTTCTGGCGGTTATTCGCAAAACCTACGGGTTTGGCAAGAAGTTTGACCGCATCACAAATACCCAGATCGCAATGATGACCGGCATTCATCATACGCACGTTTGCAAGGCAAAAAACGAGATGATCGCAATGAACATCATCGTTACAAATGGGCTAAATATTGGTGTTAACAAGGTCATTTCTGAGTGGAATTTTGAGTTTAGCCAAGTTAGCGAAACATTAGCCGATTCAGCTAATAAAACATTAGCTAACTTAGCTAATCGGTATAAGCCAACTCAGCTAAACACAAAAGAAACTATTCAAAAGAAAGAAAAGAAAGACAAAACACAGTCATCTGGAGATGACCGCGAGCCGCGTAAACCCGCAAAGCGAAAAGCTACAAACATTAACTACGGCGAATATCTGGAAGCCTACAACGAAATCGTGGGCGATCGCCTTCCTCATGCTGTAGAGGCCAATGCAGAGCGTAAACGTAAAATTCAGACGTTGGTTAACTCCCTGGCGACAAAAAACATTGACGGCTTCCGGGCTTACGTCAAAGCGTTTATGGCAGCTGCAAGACCTTTTCATTTCGGTGACAACGACCGTGACTGGGTGGCCAATTTTGATTACCTGTTGCGTCCGAAAGTTCTGGTTGCAATTCGCGAGGGAACGCTATGAGACAGGATATCGAAGCAAGCGTGATTGGTGGTCTGTTGTTAGGAGGACTTACCCCGGCGGCAAGCGACGTCCTCGCACGGGTGGACGCTGAGGCATTCACGATCCCTGTATACCGTAAAGCATTTGAGGTTATTCGTAAGCAGGCGCGCAACCGTAACCTGATTGATGCCCTGATGGTAGCGGAAGAGTGCGGCGATGAGCACGCTACTGACGTGATGATGACAGCAAGATCCTGTCCGAGTGCGGCAAACCTGTCTGGTTACGCCGACATGCTCAGCGATCAGTACCAGCGCCGCCAGTTCATCAGCGTTATGGACGAGCTTCGCGGGCCTGTGAGCAGTGGAACGCTGGATGGTGCATCTCAGGCTATGGATGAATTAATGCGCCGCCTGAGCGCCATCAGGAAGCCCAAAAGTGAAGTAATGCCTGTACGTCTCGGTGATGTGTTGGACGACTACAACGAGACGCTTGAGAAGCGTCTCAAAAACGGCGATGAGTCAGATACGCTCAAGACCGGGATCGAAGAGTTGGACAAAATCACCGGCGGAATGAACTCGGAAGACCTGGTAATTATCGCTGCACGGCCTGGCATGGGTAAGACTGAGCTGGCTTTGAAGATTGCTGAAGGCGTGGCAAGTCGAAAGATGCCAGGGACTGAAAGCCTACGCGGGGTGCTTATTTTCAGTATGGAAATGAGCAATCTTCAGATTGCCGAGAGAAGTATTGCTGGCAGGGAAAACATGTCTGTCAGTGTCCTGCGTAACCCTGCAAATATGGATGACGAGGGCTGGGCAAGGGTATTTAACGCCATTTGCCACCTGAAGGACCTTGACCTGTGGATGGTTGATGCGTCGAAGCTCACCGTTGAGGAGATACGCAGCATTGCCGAACGACACAAGCAGGAAAATCCCGCGCTTTCTCTGGTCATGGTCGACTACCTCGGCCTGATTGAGAAACCAAAGGCAGACCGTAACGACCTTGCCATAGCGCATATATCAGGGAGCCTGAAGGCAATGGCTAAGGATCTGAAGACTCCGGTGATCTCACTAAGCCAGCTTTCGAGAAAGGTCGAAGACAGACCAAACAAGAGGCCCAACAACTCAGACCTGCGTGACTCAGGAAGCATCGAGCAGGATGCGGACTGCATCATCATGCTCTACAGGGAAGCGGTTTACGACGAGCACAGTCCCGCGGCTAAACTGGCTGAAATCATCGTTACTAAGAACCGTTTCGGCTCTCTCGGAACCGTATACCAACGATTCGTTAATGGTCACTTCATGCCATGTGATCAGGATGAGGCGCGAATGATATCTACCA